TACAATCCAAATTGCATAAGCGGCTACTGCGGCTACTGCATATCCCATCATTGATTTCATAAGCATTTTTTCTAGTACAAATGTACTAGCGAATGCACTTAATACTAAAAAAGAAGTACTAACTGGTACTCCTATCCTTGTAAGTATTAATAGTAATCCTGGTGCCATTGCATGATACCATTGTATTTCTTGAAAGGGGATTTTGTTTAGACGACCATAACTAATATCGCCTCCGTTCATATACCATCCATACCAGAGTGTATATAATAAAACAGCCGAAGCGGCTGCCCACATTGTTCTCCAATGAAATTTTTCGTTGTTTGATGCAATCCAAGTACCTAATGTTTGTACTGAATCATTTGCGATGACTGCATAGGCCGCGAATAAAAAGCCCACTATCATCCATAGTGTGAGTAGTTCCATAATTTTCTCCTTTGCTTGCCAGCTTTACCCTGGCGCTCACAAATATATCTTTATGATACGTTTTATTTATAGCACAGAAAATTGTTAGAAGTCAATAAAAAAGGCGTTCCGAAGAACGCCTTTTCTAATTAATGTAAACAGTAAAACTTACTGGAATGATAGTGCTGATGAATCAACACCGATTTTCGCTAGATAGTCTGCTGCGTTACCAAGTGATGAAGCTTGGTTGTTTAGCTCAACGTAGCCATAACGTGTCATGAATGATACTGTTGGCTCGAATGTTGCTGGATCTAGTACTGTGCCTGATGACATTAGTGGGATGTATGGGCAATAGAACGCTGCCGCATCAATTTCACCTTCGCCTTTATAGCCTACTAGGATTTCTGTTGCGTCATTTGCATACTGGTCTACAAACACACGCATTGTGTTGTTTAGTGTACCTACAAATTTCGTGTTAGTTGGTGCCTCGAAAGGACCTTCTGTTGTACGTGCAAATGCTGATGTTGTCGCTGACTGTAGTACAGTTAGGATTGTTGGTGATACAACAACATAGTTACCTGCGCCACGGCGTGTTCTTGCCGCGATTAGGTTTGCCGCTCTGTTGATTAGAACTGCTAGTGCCGCATGCTGGTCACCAACGAATGTTGCTTGACCTGATACGTTACCTTGGTCGTATGTATCTGAAGCTGTACCTGCTAGTGTACGTAGTGAAGTTAGAACTTCTTGGTCAATCTCAGCAGTAATCTCTTGTGCAAGTGCTTGCATGATTTCTGCTTCAACGTCTAGACCGTGCATTGAGTTAGCGTCTTGCGCCGCTTCAAATGTCCAACGTGCTGATAGCTTACGTGTTTTAGCTTCTACAGTTTGCTTTAGTACTTGGATGCTTAGTTTGCGGCCTGCTTCTGCTTCCATTGAAGCTGTTGAAGTTGGACCACCTGTTGCTGCATCACCTGAATAGCCTTTAGCGATTGCAAATGGTGAAAGTGCTTCATCACCTGCGTTTACGCCGCCTGCTGATTCTGAGTAACGTACACGTAGTGTGTGGATTTGGCCTACTGGGCCTGTCATTGGCTGTACGCCAACAAGTTCGTTTGCAATAACAGTTGGCATTACACGACGAATAACTGGTAGGATAACTTTGTTCATTGTTGCGATGTTACCTGCCATTGTTGAACCAGCGGCTGCTGTTTCTGCTAGGTAGCCTTTAGTGTTTTCAAGAACTGATTCCATTACTACCTTCTTGTTGCCTGCTAGACCATCTGTTAGGGCGTCTTTAGTTACGTCCCAATTTTCAAATAGATTTTGTGTCATTTTGGTATTCTCCTATTAGTTGATACCGGCTAATTTTTTAAGGTTAATAATTTCGGCATCGCTTTCAGTTGTCTGTGTGCTAGCCTTATTACCTGTGATCTCAGTCTTCTGAGATTCATTTAATTGTGATTTTGTTGTTGATGCTGATTCGTTAAGAACTGTTGGTAAGTACTTTTTAAACGCCGCTGAAAGTTTTTCAGTCTGTACGCTCTCAAGTAAGTTACCCATCAACTCACGTTTTTCTGCTGCTAGAGGTGAAAGTAAATCATCAAGTGTAGCTTTTCTTGTATTTGCTTCTTTAATGCGTAATGCTTTCTTCTCTGCTTCTGCAATAATTGCTTCTTTAGCTTCAATAGCTGATTGTGCCTCAGCTAGTTTCGCTTTAACTTCTGTCATTTCAGATGTTAGTTTTGAAACAGTAGTGCCTTCTGCTAGGTGTGAACTTGTAAATTCAGCTGCAAATGTTTCAAAGATCTTACGACCAAACATGTTTTCTTTTGCTGACTGAATGTCTTCTTTAAGTGAGCTTAATTCGCCTTTAATTGTTGTTTCAACAATAGTTGCCAATTTTGTGCTTGCTTTAGCTACAAATTCTTTCTTAGCTTGGGCAATGATCTCTTTACCCTCAGAAACTAGTTTTACCTTCTGTTCGATTAGGTCTTTCTTGTCCTGGTGGAATTCATTAAGTTCTGAAGTTAGTTGCTCCATTACGAAGTCTTCTAACTTCACGAAATTTGCTTCTTGAAGTTTGCGATCTGCATGTAGTTCGTTAATTTCTTTTTGTAGTGTTTCCATTACAAAACGATCTAACAAAGCACTATGCTCTTTAATTTTCTTTTGGTAATCTACTTTTGCTTCTACAGCTAGTTTTTTATCCTGTTGAAATTCTTCAAGTTCAGAAGTGATTGTATCTTTTAACATTGCATCTAGTGCTTCCACCATATGCTCTTTGTCATTTTCATAACGAGTAGCAAACTCTTCACGTAGCTCAGTAGTGATCTCTTCACGAGTTTCAGCTAACTTCGCTTCCCACGCTTCTGTAAGAGTTGTGCGTACTTCTTCTGATAGCATTTCAGAACTTAGGAGTTGTTCAATTGCATGAGCCATTATCTTCTCCCAATATCTAAGTTATTAATAAAGTTTAGTACCTCACTCTGGAGATACTTTTGAGCCGTATCGTCGTGATTGGTAGCTTCTGCAACATCTAATAAGATGTTACCACGCTTGCCATTCATTATTTGCTCATAAAGTGGGTCTGGATATGCATCAGGTGCGCTTGGGTTAGCAACGATATCAACTGTTTGAATTTCGAATCCGCTAACTTTGCCGCCGTCTGCAACATTGCCAGTACCTCTTGACGATACGCCAAGTTTTGCACCGTTCTCTAATAGGGTTTTACATATATTTCCCAGTGGAGTAGGTACTAGTTTTAAACGTCCAATGCCATCATCACCGTCCATCCACATTTTTTCAATTATGTGAGATACACGATCTAGATTAACTTGTAAGTCATCTGGATGATCAGCTTCGCCTAGAACTGTAAATCCATCGTCAATTCTTTTTTGTATGCTTTCAACAGCTTTCTTAATTTCTTGACTAGGATATATTCTTTGATTTTGATTTGGCTTGTTACCCTGAATGAAAATACCTTGCATGTACAGGCTTTTACCGTCATCCGAAGCTTCGGTAACGATATTTGCCTGTTTCCATGTAAGATGTTCAGTTAGTGTACGCATGTTACTTTGGTGCCTTGTTAATTAGAGAATCTGTTGATGGTTTAGCTGGAGCTGCACCTTTTTTCTCTGCACCGTGGCCGCGACCTTCAGGTGATAGTGAAGCACCATCGCCTGGGTGTGTAACGCCCATGTCTTTTGCGTGTTCATCTGACAAGCCTTTTGATGAACCTTCAGAACCTTTAGCGCCTGTTTTGATAGTCTCGCCGCCCATGTCATTTTTACCTGCTACTGGCGAATGTTTACCATCGTCACCTGCTGGCATATCTACTGGGTGGATTGCACCGTCTTTACCAACCTTTGTTAGGTCAGCTGCTTCTTCTAGCTCTTCTTCATCTGAGTCTGTTTCTTCAGCTTCTTCTAGCTCTTCATCATCTGACTCTTCTGATTCTGCAAATTCCATTTCCATACCTTCTTCTGGCATTTCCATTTCTGGTGCGTCATCTTCTTTGCCCATGATAGCCGCAAATTCAGCTTTTAGGTCTGCTAGTGCATCTTCAACATCAACCATTGCGTCTTCAACGCCGCCCATGTCTCCGTCTGCTTCTTCGCCACCTTCTTCTTCGCCGTCTTCGTCGCCTGCAAGTTCTAGTTCTGCTTCCATGTCGTCTTCTTCGTCATCATCTTCGCCGAACATTTCTTCAGCTTCGATTTCGTCTTCATCTGATTGAATTTCTTCAATATCATCAATAAAGTCGCCTGACTCTTCATCACGAATGGCTTCTTCTAAGTCTTCTTCTGAGATATCGTCTTCAACGATATCATCTTGCTCTACAAGATCTGAATAGATCTCACGAGCTTTTTCCACAAAAGCTTCATGTAATAGTTCAGATGCTTTAGCTTCCTCACCATTTACTAGGCTTTCAATAATCTGTGTATAACGATCTTGAGCACTCATAATAAATCTCCTTCATGAATAGGTTATAACAATTGTATTTACGGTTACTCTTTACCAAAGTGCCTTAAATACAGATAAAACCGCGATTTTTTTTCTAAACACGGTTTTATGCATAGTTTATGTATATATACTTATAATATATAGGTTACTCTGGAGCCGGAGCAGAATACATTACCTTGTATCCTTGAGTCATTCTTTCATGCTCGGCTTTGGCTGATTCACGTCTTTTTCTCATTTTATTAAGATGTCTTAACGTCATTTTAGGTCTGCGAGTATCATCTACATCCCATTTATTGAATTCATCATCCTCAGCATCTTGTGCAATTTCATTAAATCTCATTGCCTTCTCCTCCACCAGCATCACTTGAAGCCGGACCACCTACTGGGCTGTCCACATCTGTGCCTCCCATATCTGTATCTGCATCATTTTCTGCATCTACATCAGTAGGTTCAAAACCTTCAATATCACCAGTTCTAATACCTACACCACCAAGATCTCTCTTAGCATTGTTTTGTAAAGAAGAATCTGTATTCTCTTCTCTCCAATTAATTTCATTTTCAACAATCTCGTCTTCAGTAAGACCAAGATATTTTTTAAGTATAAAGCGTCTACTCAAGTATTGTACGCCTTCTACTCCACCAAACATTGTAACTCGTTGTGAGTCAAGTTCCATTTCTCTGTAGCTTGCAAAGTTTTGTGATTCAGTAAGTTGTATACTAAACAAGTTACTTGGAATATTAATTCCTCTGTGCTTTAAAAACATTTTAAATTCTTTATCAAAATGTGTTTGCATTGTATTTTGTAAACGCTCACAATATTTTGCAAATCTATATTCTTGAATTAGTGCAGTACCAACCCTACCGTCTTGATAAGTGGCTGTTCCGTCATCGCTACCGGTTGGTAGATAGCTACTAGGTACTCGCAAACCACGCATTAGCTTATTATTAAAATATCTTAAATCGTCAATCTCTCCAAGATTATCACCGCCAGGCAGAACTTCAACTTTACTACCTCTGCCTTCAGCAGTTTGTGCAAAGAAATAATCTTCCATAATTGATAGTGGATTATATGCGGCATCCATTACATTTGTGCCACCGCCACTTTTATTTGGAATACGTGTTTGGTGTACTTCGTTTTTTGTACGTTCAATAAATGCCATTGCTTTGTGTGCTGGCATGTTACCAACATCAATATAAAATACTCTGCGTTCTGGTGCACGTTGTACACGATAGATAATAATACTATCTTCTAATAATTCTTTTTGTTTGTATACTTTAAATACACTATCAAGAATACTTTGTCCAAATGGCCAAGCATTGTTTAATCCGTCACTTAAACTTACATGAACAATGTTACTTGCATCAACTGCAAATTCTTGATTGCCTAAATTGCCAGTAATATTTCCAGCATTGTTACCGAACTTATTACTTGGTGTAGTCATTGTTGTACTTGTGTCTTGTAAATTTTTAGTATCAACTACAACTTTGTCTTGTAAATTAATCATCACATTTTTAAGAATATATTGATCAATTTCTTTACCATTACTTTCGTTAACAATTGCTTTCATAACATCTTCTGGATTTACCCAATATAAGATATATGTTTCTGGATCTCTAATAAAAAATTGATCTCCATATTTAATTGCTGATCTAAAAATACCGAAAATACGTCTATCAAAATCATTAATATTATTCCACTGATTTAGAGCAGTGTCTAATGCACCTGATTCACTTTCAGTTGGATCTTCTTTATACTTGATAACAAATGGAGTTTTTGAACCATCGTCTTCTTGAGTACAAAATTCAGCGATAGTATCAAGAGCGGCATTAATTTCGCTATCCTGATCCATTTGATCATACTGAGTATAACGCTCAACACGATTTGGTTGACCACTGTATACCTCAGGTAGCCAACTTTGCCATCTGCTTGTTCTTGCGTTTCCTGTGTTACCAGGTACGTCTACTCTTGTAAAATGTTTCTTCCAACCTGCCATAATTAATTACCTTTAGTGTATTTAGCCGTTTGCTGCCGAGTTCGCATGCTCTCTTCTACGTTGAGCAATCAGACCATCCACGGCTCGTTCTAACTGTTTCATTGATTCTAAACTAGAAACTTTCATTTGTCGAATACTTTCTAGCTCATTTGTTGACTTTTCTGCACCCTGTTGTATATTTGCAGTAACATTTACTGGTTGTGATATATCAGGCATCTGTGTTTCTGGTGTACCTGTTGAGGTGTTGTCCATTATACTTATGCCATTTAATAAGTTAAGATAATCAGACTCTGCTGGACCTAATGCAAGATTAGATGCTTCTTCTTTTAATGATACCATTTGCCTCATTAAACGTACTAATTCTGATCCAGCTAATGATGATCCAGCGGTTGATGCGGGTAATGGAGTTATTTCACCGTGATCTGCATTTGCATCAATACTTCCGTTTTGGTTAGGAGTAAATCTTTCTGGGCCGCTCTCACCAACAATATATGATTGTCCAGCAGTAACATTACCGCCGACTTCTCTATTTTGCATTTCCCTATATTCTCTAAGTAGCTCTTGGTTACCATAAGTTAAAAATCCACCTTCATCAGTACCGCTTGTACTTAA